AAGTATTGACCCCTAGGAACAGGAACTTCGTTTCCGTCTTCGCCATAAACGAAATCAACAGCGGCATCCCCCTGACTCATTACATAACGAGTGGTTTTATCTGGGGAGATTAATACTTGTCGTTTTACAGGAGCGAAACTACCATCGTCTTGTAATACTGCGCTATAAGAGATTTTAGTATCAAAATCGCCTACGTCAGCTTTTAATTCACCACGTTTCGTTTCTCGTGCTAGATAGGCTTTTAGACGTTGCTCATCTAAAGCGCCCTCTAATTTTTTACCTGCTTGTGCCGCAGAAATAAACGCAGCTACTGAACCGTCGTCATCATCCCCTAACGCTAATGCAGGAGCGAAAGACAATAACTCAGTTAAACCTTTCCCTAATAATGTTTTTTGTTGAGGAAGAGGCAGTGATTTTAAAGAAGCATCAACCTGTTTACTGCGTTTTTCTCTTTCTTGCATATACGGGCTTGGCCCAAGTACAACTCCTGAATCAGGATCTTTAACAGTTCCAAGCTCTTTTTCGACTGTAGCTTCAGGTTTAAATAAAAGATTTTCTAATCCTGGGATTTTCGCTAGACCTGCGATACCCGCTTCAGCGAGAAACGGAGAAGCAGCCCCTAGCAACGCTCCTGTTATTTGTTTTTTCGGTTCTTTAGTATCTCTACGAAGCTGTGGTGTAGGCGCAAATTGTCCTGAACGAATAGGATTAACTTTAGGCGCAGCAACCAGATCCGCGATTCCCCCACCACCGACATTAAATCCGAAATTTTTAGCCATGTTACGCTCCTAACTTACGAGAAGCCCTTGGAAAACGGCCTGAGATACCACCGCCCATGCTCTTTTTAGCAGGATTAAAACCCATCTTACGAACGACTTCAGGAGCTTTTTTAGCTAATGCAGCTAACCCCTTATTCGGTATTGGTCGTCCCCCATCTTTAAAACCTCCTGGAACATATCCTGGACCTCCAGGATTAGGATCATAATTATACCCAGTTCCAGTTCCAGTTCCAGTTCCATCGCCCATACCTGTGCCTGTTCCGACATAGCCATAGCCCCCGCCATAACCAGTGCCATAGTAATTTCCAGGAGTTGCTCCTCCGAAAGCAGTCTGAGCAGTAGTGCCAGAATAACCTGTACCCCCTGCTAGTGGGCCAGCACCTGTTAAGAAATTTGCATAACCAGACATTAACTGATTGGGTAGGTTGTACTGACCAACGAAGTTTTGATAATTTAAATCCAGTTGAGCTTGATTTCTAGCGCGATTCATTGCGCCCACGTTCATCAAAGAACCTACGTCTCCTGCCTGTAGCTGTGGTCTCAGCTGGGCTTGCTGGTTGTATGCTTGTGCTCCTGCCTGTTGACCTCCTGCCAACTGCCCAGCTAATCCACTTAACTGTTGGCCAGTGCCTGAACCCATACCGTACAACTGTTGGCCAGTGCCTGAACCCATACCGTAAATCTGCTGACCAGCTTGACCCAGTGTTGCAGCAGTAGCTTGTTTAGCTCCCATCCCTGCTTGTGCCGCAGCTAATCGTGAAGCAGCTGAAGAAGAACCCAACCCTGCTTGTGTTTGACCAGTACCAGTTCCCATAGCGTAACGTTGTTGAGCTAAATTACTTGCCGCAGTTCCCGCTCCTGTTTCAAATCCGGCTCTTTGAGCACCTAGATTAGCTATAGTAGACGCCAATCTCTCTAATCCCGCTCCCTTTTGAGTACCTATACCCGCAATTTCAGAAGCCGCTCCACGTTGAGCTGCTCCTGTTTGAGCGCCTAACCCAGCTAAAGTTTGAGCTAACTGTGCTTCAGCTCCTGCTCGTTGCCCACCGAGGCCAGCAATCTGACTAGCTGCACCTGTAATTGCTCCTGCTTCTTGCCCACCGAGACCAGCAATTAAAGAAGCTAATCCTGTTTGCGATCCTGAACGTTGAGCACCTAACCCAGCAGTCGTGCCTGCAGCCCCAGCTTCAGCTGCTCGTTGTCGACCAAACTCTCCCATAGCCGCGTCTCTTGCAGAGGTAAACCCTGCACCACGGATTCCTGCTAATGCTTCGGCTAACCCTCGAGTAGCCGCAGCTTCTGATTCTTCGGCCCCTAAACGAGAACGAGAACCTCCGAAAGCACCGGAGCTTATTTCTTGAGCAGATCGAGCAATGTCACTTTGTGCGCGAGCTTTTTCTAAATCCTTTATGGTTTGCTGGACTACCTTATCTTCAAAAGGATTCATATAGCGGTCAATATCCGCAGTATCAAATCCAGCGGTACTTGCTCTAGTTTGTCCTAGAGCTTCCTCTATATAAGGATCCTGTAACTGTGTTGCTCCTCTAGCTAACTGGGCCGCTTCGCCAGTTCTGCCTAATAAAGTATCAACCCCTGTTCGTGTTCCACTTAACGCTTCTTCTAAATAAGGATCTTGTAAATCTCTAGCGCGACGAGCAGCAGCTTCTGCATCCGCAACTCCAGACAGTTCAGATGCTCTACCAGCACGAACCCCTGACAGAGCTTCGTCTAAAAACGGATCGGTTTTTGCTTGACCTTCTCTAGCTAAACGCTCTGCTTCAGTTGCTGCGTCTAACCCTTGAGCACGAGCCTGAGTAAAAAACGGTTGAGCTTGATCTAACCCAGCACGACCTTCTGCAGTTCCCTGTAGAATATTCGCGAGACCCGCTTGGTAGCCTTCTTCTTCACGACCACGAACCCCGTCAAGCGCATAAATTAACCCTTGTTCAGCTTCACTGGCTTTATCAACACCTTTTCCAAGAAATTCAGCACCTTGGCCAATACCTAGTTTTGTATAGTCTTCGCCTTGTTGTAACGCACGAAGGGCTTGAGCTTTTGCTTCTGAAGTTCCCCCAGCTAAGGTGGCTAATGATTCTTCTGTTAATCCTGCACTACGAGCAAGATAAGGTAAGTATGAGCCAATTCCTTGATCAGCAAGTTGCATAGCAAGTTCTTCTCTAGGAGAAAACCCTGCAATGCGAGGATCTGTATAAGTAAAAGGAGAACTATCGGGTGCCCCAAGCGCCCCGAACTGACTAGCGTAATAGTCCTCTACAGTTGGTAATAACCCTAATCGACCCCCTCGCCCTGTTAATAAATTATAAACAAGTTCATCGGGAGCTTGATAACTATATGCAGTTTCATTAGCCATGATTATTTACCGAAGTTAATTTTGTCAAGGGTCTCGATTCCTTTATCGAAATCACCGTTACCCATCCGTTTTACCGCTTTATGCGACATAACGTATTCTTTATCGCTCGCCCAGATAGGAACTAGGTCTTCTTTTGGGCCTCCTGGCCCTTCTACTTCGCCGCCCTCTAAAAAGAGTTTACGGCCTAATACAGAGCCTTCAGGCGGCTTTCCTCCTGTGGACATGCCGATACGAGGAGTTGAGACTCGCGAAGGTTGGAAACGAGGTCTAGGAGCTGAAATTACCCTTTCTGTTTCGTCTTCGCCTATTGCTTCTTTCGCTAAAATACCGCCGAGAGTTCCTGCGCTTTCGCCTAATTGTTTAGCGAGTACAGGGTTTTCTTCTATAAATCGCTGAAGTGCTTCCATTTTAGTTTGGACTTGTGCATTCTTTAAATCGGGGACGGCAACATCAGGAGTCATATTAATTACAGGAGAGTTCATCGCTGGCGGTTCGGTCGCAGTCTCAGCTGCGGCCTCTGTTGCCTCCTGTATTGGCTTATCTAATTGCCCATAAGTTTTAGCTAATAGCTCAGATAAATCAAAAGGAGTACCCGCTGCTGTTGCAGTGCCTTCTTGCGCCTTCGTGGTTTGTTGTTGTTGTAAAGGCGCATCTACTTTTTTACGGTATTGCTCGTTAATCGCTTCTACCAGTCGGCTTCCCCCAAGGTTGCCGATGCCTGTATTAGCACCGTATGTAGCGTATTTATTTAAAATATCTGTGGTAATGTCAGACGGAACACCTATCTCTTGATTTTGCTCTGCCATCTTACGAGCATTAGATTCAGGGTTCGCCATAGCACGAACTAAAGAAGTGGTCTGTTCGTCGTCGAATATTCTGGTCATGAACTTTTCTTCTTGGCAGGTTTCTTTTTAGCTTTCCCGCCCTTCATTATATCTTTGTCAACTGTAGCTGCTTTACCGCCTGTAAGCACAGAATTAACACGAGCCATTGCCCACTGATGTTGGGAAGTTCCAGGACGATGCCCTGTTTTATATGCAGCTAACCCTCGTTTATATACACGAGCGAGTTGTCCTGCAGTAACTTTCTTTCCTTTTTTACGAGCAGCCTCAGCTTTATTAGACAAGGCTTTTTTAGTTTTATCTGAAAGACTCATGCTTTTGTGCCAAACCTCTCTCTAAAGCGCCGTGTATATTTAGACTCAACTGTTTTCCTTCGCTTACCTTTTTTCTTATCTGTAGAAAATTTGTACGCAGAAGGGTCACTAAGAGCCTTCTTCTTATTTCTAGCTATCTCTTTCTTACGTTTCGCTTTCTCCTCCGAAGAAAGACCAGCTAGATACTTTGCGGGAACTTTAGGTTGTTTCTTAGTCTTTTTCATGACTATAACGACACCACCACGTTACCGTTGGTAGCAACACTAACTGTCCCGATACTCCCTGTTGCGCTAACCCCAGAGGTGCTTGGCGTTGAGATATTCTGCCAAGAATCCCCCAAATATACTTGAAGAACGTTCTCTGTGGTATTCCAAATAACGTCTCCTTTTTCAAAGCTCAAAGTATCACGATTCGCTGAAGTGTATTGTGGAGTACGATCAGGGTCAAAATTACCGACGTTTAGTTCTAACAGACGCATTGCTCTGTTAAATGTTGGAGCCTCTACTGTAGCTGCTCCCGCTTGAGGCAGTCTTCCTGGAAGTATTCTCCCCATTAACGTCTACCATTAGGCTGAACATCCAGCCTTGTTGCGCCAATTCTAAAACCAACTCCTAATCTATCCACGGTTTCCGCATCGTCGTCAGATTCAAAACGCACGGCTGCTTGTCGGCCTCTCGCTCTCGTATCTACTTTAGTTGTTGATGACGTAAATGAACTCGTTTGATCAGTGGTTAAGGTGTCTCCTGGATAGTTACGAGCTTTCAACACTAAGTTTATTTTTTGAGTACCAGAAGAATCCCCTGTGAATTTAACATCTGGAATAAACCGTCTAATGAACTGGAACTGTTCTCCATCTCCAATATCGAAATCAGCGCTCTCAATAAAAACGTTGTTCATCGGAGAACCATCGTCATCGAACCCTGTTTCATGAGAGTAGAGATAAGGAGTATCACTGCTTTTACCTGCTGCTCTAGGAAATGAAACTAACCCCTCATCTAGCCACGCTGTTCTTGAAAGTTCCCCAATAGACCATGTATTTTCTACATAGTTATAGGTAACGTACTTATCAATAACGGTATTTTCACCTGAACAGTAAAACCAGCCCACTTCATCGAACTGTTTATTGACGAAACCGAATACTTGAAAGGCTTGTCCCTCGTTAAGATTGTCAAAAACGAAAGCGTGAACGGTACAAGGAACAGGCTGCACTGATCCGTTGTACATATAAAAGCCTTTCTTATCCATCCAGAAGATTCCGTTGGGACTGTTTATTGCGGCGTTAGGCCCAATGAGGCTAACTCCTTCATTTAATAAAACAAGTCCAAAGGTATTGGGTGGGCCAATAAACTGTAAGCTGTATAAAGCAACATCAGTCCAAATTAGTGTTTCTTGCCTCGCTCTGATCCCGCCGATTATTTCTGAACCAGCAGAACAACGTAAAGATCCCGCCGTATTAGTGGCTAACGGTTCCCACTCGACAGCATTTTCTTGGTCAGAAAAAGCGATTAATAGCGGATCAATAGACCCCGTTCTAGCAGTCCCTGCTGCATTTATTGGGTCAGCACCTAAGACAAGAACGTGTCTATCAATATCAGAAACTAAAACTTGTAATCCTTTAGTTGGGGCAAGGTTAGCCCCTGCTAAAGAAGATAAAGCGACCGCTCGTGTGTTTAAGCCGTTAGTTTTATCCCAGTAATAAATACTTCCCGCACGAGGATTAGAGATTAGATCTTCGCCGAAATTATCCATCGACCACAAGCGTAGCTGGTTTGCGTCCGTTAATGCAGAAGTCGAACCCCACGCCCCAAAACCCCAAGTTCCTACACCCCAGCCTGTGCCATCTACGAAAACATCTAGGCCAGAGTTGATTTGATAAGTTCCAACTACACTGCTGCCACCATTACCACTATCACTAGCGTTAGCAGTAACAGCATTACCGTCTGTATCTTTCGCTATGATTGTGTAAGTATTAATAGTCGGCACTGCTTGTATTTGATACTCTTGGTTTAATACTTCTGCTGTAACATTGCCTCCTAGAGTAGCAGCTCCTGAAAAAGTAACGAAATCCCCATCTACCGCTCCATGGCTTGCGTCAGTAATTGTGATTGTGCTAGAACCATTAGTTGCAGCGAAAGTCACGTCTCCTGCGCTGGTTGTGCTGCGGATAGGAGTGACATCGTTATAAGTTGTTCCTTCTTGGATATACAGTTTAAATCGTGTACCTAGTCCAAGGAGTTTCGTACCATCTAAATCTACCCAGCCATGAAGCTTTCTGCCTGTTCCCTCATACGAAGTTTCAATATATTTTTGCCAGCCGCCTATTTTCTCCGGCAATCCTTTACGAAACCGAACTAGATTAGAATCAAACCATCCCCCCTCTGCGGAGTAATCAGTTCCCTCTTTATTGATCCCAGGATTAAATATATATTTTTGAAGGGCCATTACTGGTAATCTCCAGTGCGGATCATCTCAGTTACTTCTACAGCACGATTACCCACTTGTTGACTCCAACGTGAATCCATGAATTCATCCGCTGCTATATCAAACTGTTCACGAGACATGGCTTCTAAAGCCTTTACAAAACCACGTAAACGTGTCAGACCAAGATTAAAGCATATGTCAACCATCGCGTCTTGTCTTGCATCATTAAGCGCAGGAAACCAGAAATAGGTGTCTGTAAGTTCCTGCTTAACACGAGTTATGTCGTTGATTAACAAAAAGTCTATCTCGTCTTCAGTTAAGCCAAGACCGGACTCTGCGATATTACGCCCCACGCCAATGGTTTCATACCCTGCACTACACAGATAAACATGGCTACGCACTCCCTCATGGCGTTTTAGCATTTCAATTAATTCATTAGCCATTATTTCTCCCGACTTACTCCTTGTACCTTTTCATATGATCTCATAGCTCCAAGACCAAGCATCCCCATCATAACTGGTACTAACAAAGTAGTATCTATTTCTGGGACATCCACCCAGATACCAAGAATATTCGAAAGTATTGTATTGTAGAAAAGACCTAACGCACACACCCAACCGATGCAAGGTCTCCAGCCAGCCACGAACAATGATTTAGAAGCCGCTTCAACCTTATTTACTTCTAGCTGTCCTTTAGCAAGCTCTTGGGCATGTCGCTCTGCCATAGTAGCGATCTCATGCGCCAAAGCGTTTTTCTGATCTTTATCTTCAATTACTTTATCTAGTAACTGAGTAGCGGGGCCTATAAGTGATCCAAGTATGCTCATTACGCCACCTTAAATACGGTATTAAAGCAACGGGGGCACAGCGTTTTCGCCTTGTGGTGTATAAAGTGCATTACATGGCCCCTCTTATTGCACCGCTGGCAGCGTATTTCAGTTCTTTTATCATCGCTCACCGACCCTTCGCCATGTACGCTGTAGCGCCAAAGTATAGCCCTACA